ACGGTCCTGCGCCTCGCCGGTGCCCCCGCCGAGGTTCCCGGATTCGATGACGCCGACCTTGGCGGGCGGGCAGCCGTAGCAGGCGTTGATCTCGTCGCGGGACTGGTTTTTCGCCGCGAGCACGTCAGCGACTTTCCCGGATTGCATCTCACCGAGATGCGCGCCGCCTTTGGATACGACAGGGGCACCGATGTTCTTGATGCCGATGTTCCCAGCCAGGTAACTTTCTTTCCATTTGCGCAGTTCCGGCTGCGACGTGTTCGCTGGGTGATCGACATGCACGTTGGGTGGCAGGCCCTTGCGCATCATTTCCTTGCCGCACGCCGCCGCGAACAGCCACGCCGTGATCGGCAGCATCGCCGCCTGCGTCGGGGAAACACCGAACACACCCGGCCGTGCCGCGTCCAGGGAAATGTGGATGACTTCGTGCGGCTTGAACTCGGCCCGCTTACCGGAGTCGGTGACCTGCACGTAACCGGTGATGACCCCGTGCTCGTCAGCTTCGGGTGTCGTCGTCGGGCAGTCCAGGTTGTACAAGGCGACGGGGATCTTGCCCCACCAGGTCACCTCAAGGAGCGCGTCGCCGAACACCTCGAGGTCGGCGATCACGTTCCGCAGGAGCTGGCGGATGTCGCTGACCGGGTTGCAGAACTTGATCAGGTTCTCAAGCGCCAGCACGTTCGGGGGCTTGTCGGGGGCTTCCTTGTCACCTTCGCCGTCGTCGCCGTCCCAGTCGACAACGAGCCCGCCTGCGGTGACCGTACGGGAGATGGCGGTGACACACGCCCACGCCCACGGGCACGACAGGTACGCGTCGTAAAGTTCGCGCATCGTGGAACGGCGGTCCGTGTTGGTGGACGCGCCCATGCTGCTGTTCTCGGCGTTCAGCCCGCCATCGGGGATCGAATTTACCCAGCCGGCACGTTCGGGGAGTTTCGCCGGGGTCATGTTCGCCGGGGTGGCGGGCTTCCTGGCTTCGGTGATGTCCTCACTGCGGGACCGGTAGGCAGCCGGGACCTGGCCGATGATCGACTCAGCCTGACTGCGGGCTTCCGCGAGACCTTCACCGAACGAGGTGGCCGCCGAGCGTGCCGCGTTCTCGCCTTCGCTGATGAGGTTGCGGAGGGCCTGCTCGAACGGGAGAGGCACGAGACCTCCCGCGCCCGGATGTTAGCGGGATTCCCCCCGGCAGTGTTTACCGCTTAGGTTGACAGTCGCTACCTGAGAGGTATAGGTTTAGGGCATGAGCACACCAGCATGGATCATCAGCCAGCAGGCCGCACGCATCACCACAGACCGTACGAAGGAGCTAGCCGGCACGCTGGCCAGTTTCCGCCACTACCCACCCGAGGCGAACCTGCGTAACGGCTTCTGCTACGGGTGCGGCACCGAGGTTCCCGCAGGGCAGGGCGTCGTGGTGCTCGGCTGCGAGAACGGCGGGACGTTCGCCGCGACCCTTGACAGCGCCTGCCTCGCCGCGGTCGCCCAAGCGAAGGAGAACCGGTGACCGAACTTGAGCGCCTGTACCTGACCGCCCTGACCTCAGGCTGGCAGCGGGACTGGGACCGGTACTACCTCGCTGAGGAGCGCATCCGGCAGGCCCGGCTGTACGTGATGGAACAGGAGGCCAAAGCATGACCCTCGCCGACGAGGTCCGCGCCGAGGTCCGCACAGCGCTCCACGAGACGCGCACCAGTCAGGCGGAACTGTCCCGCACGCTGGGCCTGTCCACCAAGCACGTGAGTCAGGTACTCACCGGGAAGGCCGCGCTATCGCTTGAGCTAGCCGAGGCGATGCTGGCCGCGCTCGGACGGCAGATGACCGTGCGCGCACGCGAGATCAAAGGAGCCGTACGGAAATGACCTGCGAGACAATCGTCACGTTCAGGGCCACGGGCGGCGGCTGGCTCGGGTCAAAGCCGTCAGAGTCCATCGTCAGCGACGAGCCGGACTACGCTCACGCGGTCGCGCGAGCCCGGATGGACTCGCTCCTGCCGACAGTGGCCGCCGTGCAGATCGACATTGACGGGCAGTTCGCGGAACTGTGGACCGGTGGGCAACTGACAGACAAGCGTTAACCTGTCAGGTTGACAAGCGTTTACCGGGGAGGTATATTTCAGGTATGGCAACGAACTGGAAGCTCACCGGCAAGCCGAACGGCGGCGGGCAGTGCGAGCACTGCCCCCGCGCACTCGTCAACCGCTACGAGATCACCTGCACGGACGGCACGAAGATGATCGTCGGCCGGGGGTGCCTCAAGAAGATCACCGGCTGGACTCTCAGCGCCGCGCAGGCCGAGCGGGAAATCAAGATGATCGCCATTCACGCCAAGCGGGCCGCCAACTGGGCCGCGTTCGCCGCTGCCAGCCCTGAGCTTGCCGCCACCATCCTCGCGGACTGCGAGCGGTACAGCGCGACCACTCCCCGCGAGTTCGGCGCTGGTGCCTCTCACGAGGTCAAGTACTACATCGAGGCCGGCGAGGACGCCAACTGGGCGGCTGGCAACTACATGACCCGCCGCGCGGCATGGGCTTGGGTGCGGTAAGCCACGCACGGAAGCACTCAGGGCCGGGAAACCGGCCCTTTTTGCTTGCCCTCACCCGAACGGACTCCGCTGCACCATCCCGCGCTGTGAGTGATCCTCGTCCCCGGTGCCCCACTCCGGTTCGCGTTCGTCAGGCCGGTAGGCGAAGTTACCGCGCTGTTCCCACGGGCCCAGTTCCGCGGCGAGAGAGGACACCGGCTCGTCGAGGGCGAGGAACTCCGGGCCAGTCCCGAGGTTCACGGTCAGGTACCTAAGCGCGTCGGCGGCGTGGTCGCTAGCCCCCGAATCACTGTCCTCCGGGTTGCCGCTGGTCGCGTGCGGGAGATCGGCTAGTTCCCGGAACAGGTTCTCAACCTGCGGGAACATGTGGATCCGCGGGCAGGTGTCCCAGCCGAGAGCGCGGTGATGCGGGCAGGCGGGCGCGTCGGACAGATACGTGCGGATGCGCTGCCAGCCGGTGATGCGCGACCCCGGGCCCTTGCCTGCCCTGGTCAGGTGGCAGCCGTTCTCCGCGTAGATCTCGGCCATGACCTTCGCATCGCCGACCACGTTCCACATGGCGTCGTCAGCCCAGCGGATCGCGACGTTCTCGCCAGGCGCCTCGGCGGCGAGGATGCGCTGCGCCTGGTCGGCCTCGCCAACGCCCGCCTGGTAGATCTCGCGGTACACCCAGAGACGCTGGTCAGGATCGACCGCACCCCAGAGGACCGCCCACGGCGCCCCGTAGCCCCAGTCGATGCCGTTGTACCGCTGCCACGTCTCGGGGATTGCGAACGGCTGGACGATGTGCCGGTCACGGCTCAGCTCGGGGAACATCGCGCCGGCGAACACGTCCCAGTTGCCGTCAAGGAACGCGGCACGCATCTTGGGCGGCAGCGCCATCAGGTCAGTGGCGTACTCAGGGTTGACGTACGGGTTGTCCGCCAGTTTCGCCGGGATGAACCGTACGGTCCGGCCTCGCTCGTCCCGGTAGATCCGCTTCCCGTAGTCGGTAGGGATGATGTAGCGGGCCTTCACCGCACCATGGCCGGCGCCGCCCGGGTTGGCGCTTGAACGAATCCCCAGCACGGGGATGTCGGCGCGGCCGGACCGGAGGCGGGACTCAAGGAACGAGATCACGTCGGGCGGGGTGAGCGTCCGCTCGTCGAAGATCAGCAACTGGTATTGGCCGCCCTGCCTGCGGGTGGCGTCCTTCACGGTCTCCGCATAGCGGAACATGATCAGGGAGCCGTTCGGGAAGCGGAGTTCGTACTCGCTGCCGTTCCATGAGGCACCGAGAGCGGAGGCGTAGCCCAGGTCCGCGAGCTCGGCCAGCAGGGATTCCTTGAGTTCCGCGTACGTGCGGCGGAACGCCCCAGCCCGCAGGCCAGGGTGCCGGACGCAGGCCCGCAGAGCGTACATGAGGAGGCTGACAGTTTTCCCGCCGCCCGCGCTGCCGCCTATCATCACGTCGAACTCGGTGGCCGCGGCGAACTGCTCCTGCGGGCACTGGCCGCACGGGGCAGGGATCTGCCGCTTGATGAACGGGACGCACGCCGGGTGGAAGTTGAGCGCCTCGAACACTTCCGGGTCGGGCGGGTCCAGCCGGTTGGCGAGCGCGGCGGCGAAGTTGACAGCCACCCGGCACCCCCGGATGTCCGGATTGCCCCCGTCTGGCGAGTGCCAGCCCACGTTTCCCGGCACTTCTACCAGCGGGTAACAGGCTTAGACCGCCCGCAGGTGCCGCGCCACGCGCCCGAGGGCTTCGCGCTGCTGGTCGGCTGGCAGGCCCATCTCGGCCAGCACCGACGACAGCGCTGCGGCGACGATCTCCGTTTGCCGTTCCGTAACGCGCGCGAGCCGTTCGTCGATGTTGAGGCGGGCCATCGCGGACAGGAACTTCTCGCACCGGTCCAGCGCCCGCTCCCACAACGCGACCTCGCCGCGGAGTTGTTCACCCCCGCCACCCTGGCCAGCAGCTTCGTACCGCAGCGACGTGAGCTCGTTGACCTTCGTGGCCATCGCGTTCTTCCACGCCACAACCTCGCCCGTGATGTTGGCGAGCTCAGTCAGCGGGTCGGTGACAGGCCCGGCGCCGAGGATGGCCAGTTCGTCACGGGCCTGTGCCTCGGTGGCCGCGGTGCGGTTGTTCGGCATGGATCCGCCGTGGAGCTTGCAATTCCCCCAGCCGGCGTGGTCCGTGCCCCATCCCGCAGGCTGGGTGCAGGTGCCTTGGCCCTGGCGCTTCTTGCTGCCACACAGACGGCGGCCGGCATGACGTGGCATCAGATCGCCGCCCGTCATGAAGTGATCTAGGCCGCCTGCCGCATGGCCCGGCGCTGCCGTCGCGGGTCGATGCCCGAGGTACGGAGCCCGTTGTCCCGCACGCGCTTCTCCGCCGCAGCCACGTCGTCGGGTGCATACAGGGCGTGGCCGTGCTCGTCGAGGCCGCGCTTGGCGAGGTGGCCGCGCAGCACCCACGAGCGGATCGTGGCCGGGCTGACGTGGACCATCTGGGCGGCCTGCGCGGTGGTGACGTAGCCGTCCCCGCGGGTGATCAGCAAGGTCACCTGCCCGGTTCAATGCGAAATGACCCGAACCTCGGAAGGTTCGGGTCATGGTTGTTCTAGTGGGGTCAGTGTTGCACAGGTCAGCGGGTGTTACTACCAGCGGGCCGGGAGCAGCGAGTCCGGCACAGCCTGGAAGTCCTGCCAGAGCCCCATTTAGGCCATCGAAATACGCTAGAATGTTCGATGTAAGGAAGCACCCCCGCACCTGCTAGCGGCAGGCCGGGGGCATGGCCAACCTGGTGAGAGGCTGACATGCGGATCGTACCGCTTGGCGGGGCGAAAGCTGCCGGAAGAGTCGCGCTCGTCGATGACGAGGACTACGACCTGGTGATGGCCTACCGGTGGAACCTCCTTGAGAAGGTCAAGAGGTCTGCTCACGGGCAAGACCTCGTGTACGCGAGAAGCCACGAGGGCCGGGACTCCGAGCGCAGAACGGTCCTCATGCACAAGCTTTTGACTGGCTGGGTAGAGACAGACCACGAGGATCACAACGGGCTGAACAACCAGCGGCACAATCTCCGGGACGCGACGAAGACCCAGAACCGGGCCAACCAGCGTCTAGGGAGTGGCTTCTACTCCCAGTACAAGGGAGTGTCTCTGGCCCACCGGGATTGCCCCAGCCGCTGGCGCGCGTACATCTGCGGCAGGCATCTCGGAACCTTCCAGTCGGAAGTGGAAGCCGCTCTCGCCTACGATGCAGCCGCACGGGTGACCTTCGGTGAGTTCGCCCAAACGAACTTCCCGACCGGCGTGGCCGCGCTGCCTGAACCCGAGGCGAGGCGCTGCGCGCAGTGCCGTGAACCCATACCGTCAACCGCTGAGCCCGGTGCCTACTACTGCTCACCTGCCTGCCACGCCGCAGCGGACGCTGCCGCCGCAGACCACACGAGGCACGTGAACTACCAGAATCGGCTGGCGCGGGATGCCCAGCTTGATGCGCGGATCGTGGCAATGCGGGACGGGGAAGGTGCCAGTTGGGCGGCGATCGGCCGGGCACTCGGGATCAAGGGGAAGATGGCACAGGCCCACTACCTGCGCCGGGTGGCATAACGCCGCGCGGCCGGTCAGCCGCTCGTTCAGCATCGCGCACAGCCTGTCCCGGTCGGCAACGTCGGCCGGGATGTCGTTCTCCGTGAGACCCGCCGTGTAGATGCGGGTCCAAACCAGGAACTCACCCTCTGTCATCAAACGCTGACAGGAAGTACACTCGGCGGCGTAGTTCGATCCCTGAACTTTTTCCAGAGTGAAACCATTGCAACTTGGGTCAGGACATGGGCAGCTCAGCCGCTCCCTGAGCCGGGTCTCCCCTAGGAACGCCCGGCACCGGTAGGCCAGGTTGAGGATCTCATCGCCGGCATCAGCCCCGGACAGTTCGACGGTCACCTCGCAGTACCCGCCGATGGTGTTGGTCCGGCCGTACGTGCCTTCCGGGATCTTCGCCAGGTCGTGAAGCTCGAAGCTGCGGGACATCGGCCCGGCAGGCAGGGCCAGCAGGCGGTCCAGGTGGGCGGCGAGGGTGCGGACCACGGCGGCGATGACGGGGCCGTCGCGGCGCTGGCGGGCTAGCTGGGTGTCCGGCAGGGTCAGGCCCGCGGCCATGCGAACTTGCTCATCCCAGGAGCACAGGACGGCGGACACTTCCCGCAGGAGCGCGTCCGCGGCCATGGACAGCGGGACGGGAGCCGTACGGGACATGGTGACATGCTCACCGGCAGCCGCCTTGACGGGGAGTTCCTGCCAGACGCGCACCCACTGTTCGGGGAGGCCGGACAGGGCACGGGCTATCGCGTTGCGGTCAGACTGGCAGAACGTGTCGTAGCCGAGGGCTGGAGTAGTGACGGACTCACCGTCGTCGCTGATGGTGGTCTCGGAACTGCGGCAGCGGAGGCCGCGGGCACAGGGACGCTGGCGCGAGTCGGGCAAAAGAGAGATCCCCCTAGGCCGTGGACCTTGGGGGGATCTACCACGCAGTCTTGCAGGTCACAGGGGGTACGGCAAGCGGGACGGCCTTAGGCGGCCATGGCGGGACTGTCGTCAGCGGCACCGGCCGTGGCCTTCGCATTCTGCGCGCGCCACCGGTCCATCCCCGGGTCGTACGGGGAGATCCCTGCCGCAGCGAGCCGCCGCGCTGTCGTTTCTGCCAGCGACGACACGGGGTGCCCGTCCCGGCACCGGCCCGATCCGTGGACTTCCGACGAGTTCCGGGCAACAGACCACGCCCAGAAGTTGTCGTTCCCCGGCGGGTGCGGGCCGTCGCAGGTGCGGGCGGAACCTTCCCACAGCCCGTAGGCGCGGTGGTCGGCCAGTTCGACGGTGGCCATACCTACTCCCCAGTCGCGCGCAACTGGCAGGTGGCCGGCTCGCCGCGCGCAATCCGCCCGGCCCGGCCCTGCCGCATCTCGTTCAGCGAAGTGATCGCCTGCTGACGGGCCTCGGCGTCAGTCAGCCTAGGCTCGTCGGGTGCGTACCCACCGCAGCTGACCCTCACCTCACACACCTCGCCGTCCGGTGCCCGGTACGCGCGGAACCGGTCACCAGTGATGGCCTGCGCCTCCTTGACGAACGTCACTGAGCGGACCTTGACCTGATGCGGGGCGATCTGCTCGGGGGTCATCACATAACTGGGCTGGGGCTTGCTCATTTCGTGCTCCTTTGAGGGGTTGGGTTGATCTAGGTCAGGTAGCCGGGCACGGTCGCAGCGACGTACACGAGCAGCCCGATGCCAGCGACAATCACGGGATCGACCACGAACCGCTCCACCGCGTGCCCGGTCGTGAACGCCACCTCCCTAGGCAGCCCGAAGTGCCGCAGCGTAAAGGGCCAGGCGAGCGGGCATCCCACATCGGTCAGCATGTCGCCGGCGATGTGCGTGGCCGTGCCAACCAGCGCGGCGAGCGGAATGAGGGCCAGGTACCAGCCATCCCAAGCGATGCCAGCGGCGGCGGCGATGGCGAGCACGTCCGCCCAGTGCCCGCCGAGGCGCAGCGCCCGCAGGCCGGCGGCGATGGCGAGGGCCAGGAACGCGGCGAGGACAGTGCGCCCGTACGGCTCCCCCCGGTAGTGGCAGGCCAGCCAGGCGACCGCGGTGAACACGGCGACACCTACGGCGCTGTGGGTGGCGTGGCGGTGGCCCCCGGAGACCAGCCGCACCAGGTGTGCGAAACCCTCGGACAGGAAGCCGAGACTGCGGGCCGCGCACGAGTGGGTGGAGTCAAGGTCCGGGAGTGTTGCAAACCCGGCCGTGAGGGCTGCCAGGGTCACGGCCCCGGTGGCGGGCAGGTGGGTGACCTCGGCTACCGCCAGGCCCGTGGCGAGACCGCTGGCCGCGTGGCTGATGCCGAGCACGTCAGATCGTCCCCCCACGCTTGTCGGCAGGGGCGGTGAGATACAGCCGGTACATCTCCGCGACCCGGATGACCCGGCCCGGCAGCATCGTGTCCTTCGGCTTGCCCGTGGCGCTCGTGCAGGCGATGGCCAGGGTCAGCCTGCGGATGTAGCCGTCGCGGGCTGTGCCTGGTGCCTGGAAGTAGTCGAGGAACTTGTCGGCCAGGTTCGCCGCAGCCCGGAACGCCGCGCCGTCCTGCGATGACGGGTCCGTGCCGCAGACCTTCATGGCGCACACCAGGGCCGCGTACCGGTCGGCCAGCAGGATGTCGCCCTGAAGGGGCTGGTAGCGGTAATCCAAGCCAAGGTGGTCAGCCCACCATGGGGTGATCATGAAACTTCGTACCCCCCGGTCTTGTCGTCGTGCGTCTCGTCACCCTCGAACGGCAGGGTGAGTTGTACGCGGATCAGCTTCAGCACCAGGAGCGGCGCGGCGTACGCAGCCAGCACCATGAGCGGCGTCTCGCCGAGAACGCCCCGGGCGATGAACGCGGATGCCAGCAGCAGCACGATGGCGAACGCGACGTTGCAGGCGTACGCCCAGTGATCGGCCTTCCGCTGCGTCCTGGCCGTCCAGCCGAGCACGACCACCCACCTCGGGCGGACGGCCGCGATCACGAAATCGGACCCGCGAGCCATCCGCGCGTGGTGATCTTCCCGGACCCTCGTCGCGTGCCCCCGCAGCCGGGTGACCGGATTCGTCTCCTCGGCGGGAGTGAAGTTTGCCTCAGCGTCAACCTGGGTCATGGTCAGTCCTCGATTTCGAGGTACCGGTAGTCGCGGGTGCGGAACACGCACCGACGCTCCGGCACGGCGACTGGCTGATCTGGCCGGCACGTGAACTCGAACGTCTCGCGGTAGCTGTTCACGATCGTCAGAAGATTCAGCTTGTCGATCTCCCGCGCGTCGTCCTTAACGAAGGCGCCGACCTTGGTGTGGATGATCAGCCGCATGGTCAGTTGCTCCCGGCTTGCGAGCGGCGGTGCTCCTGAACCAAGCGCCGGGTGACTGCCGGGAGGTCCGTGAAGGTCACCGTCTCCAACTCGGGCAGGATGCCCTTCGCCAGCAGCGCCTTCCACTGCGTGGCTGTGATCGTGTTCACCGGAGGGTCGGCTGGGTCCGGGGTCGCTGCCGTCGCGGGGGCCATCACGACCGCCGGCTGACGTAGTAGATGGGCTCGGTGAGATACCGGGACAAGCGGCCCCAGGGCTTGATCTGCTGGGTGCCGGGAGTAAGAATCACCGGGTAGCCGAGTACCCCCGTAACCCAGTCCGCCAGCCGGAGCACGTTGACCTCGCGCGGGAAGTCTGTCGTCCACCCTTCCGGGATGCCGCAACTGGCCCCGCGCTCGAAGTAGGCGCGGGTCTGCAGATCCCAGGAAGGCCGGGCACCGTCCCCGTACAGGTAAGCGGGGCTCCACTCAGCGACGTGGGTCGTACCCGCAGGCAAGGTGGGGCGTTTACGTTCGGTGTACTTGCTGAGGAGTTTGCGATCGGTGTACTTGCCGAGGGCCATCACGGCCTCCCTGTACGGCTCAGGATGGCCATCGCGTCGGCGTAAAGAGCCTGCGACTCCATAGCGTGCGACCGGTGGATCGGGCCAGCCTTGTCCGCGAGCACCGGGTCACCGTCCCGGGCTGGCCTACCGCACGCCGGGCAGATCGTCCCGGGGGCAGCCTCGGGGGCGTTCAGGTCCGGTGGCTTGGCACCCCAGCCGCGGCACGCTGGGCACTGGGCCGTGTCCGCCTTGTTCCGGCCGGAGCCGTTGCAGCCCTCGCAGGGTGTCTCACCGGGGCGCAGATGGGCACTCTTGGCAGCCATCACGCACCGACCTTGGTGTCAGCGACGTGCTGGGCGAACCGCTCCAGGGTGCTGACGAACTCCCCCAACGTGCCGCCGAGCCCGTCATCAGAGAACAGGACCGTGCGGCCATCGTCATATGCGGCGGCGGCGGCACGGCCACCGGAACGCCGGAAGTAATCCGCGCGGCGGAACGGACACCCCTTCTCGAGGCTGACGCCATCGAAGAAACTCCAGCCGTGACCCGACTGCCCGTTGCTGTTGAACAGGACGCCGCGGAGGTCGGAGCCGTCCTGCGCCTTCTCCGTGTGAACCGCACGCGGGTCAGCGTGCTCGAACACGAGACCAATGGCGACGGCAATGCGGGCGTGCATCGCCGGGTCGGTGGTCTCGTCCCATCCACCGCTGTCGGTGAAAATGCGCTCTGCGCCGCTGGGCTTGGCTCCCATCACGCACCGACCTTGGTGCCGACAGCGCTGGCGAAAAGGCTCGTCACCACGCCGTCATCGGCGACCAGCAGCACCTCCGGCATCTGGTGCATGTACCGGGACATCTCGCTGGAGAGCGCAGCCCGGATATGGAACATCTTCATGCGCCTGCTCTGGACCGGGCAGTCATCCCAGTCCACCCGGACCTGCGCCGGGTCGGCGGCGGTGACCCGCTCCGGGCCGACCGCCAGTTCTTCTATCGCGGCGTTGGTGAGCGCGACCGCCTGAGCGATCGTGACTCCCGTAGTAGCTCCCATTGATCTCTCCTTCTCGTTGGTCACGCGGGGTGTGTTAGTGCTCGCGCTTACGGCGGCGGTGTTCATCCGTGCAGGTGTGCCGCTCCCCGTCGGGGACAAGGACGATGCACTCACGGCACTGGCGGAACACCTCCGCGTCAGCTGGGAAGCCTCGCTCAGTCCCGTCCCACTCCGACGGTGAGAGGATGCCCCGGTGAAGCTGGTCAGCGAGGACACGGGCGTTTGCGGCGGCGCCCGACTCGTACTCGTACCGCCCTCGCTCGGTGGTGTAGGTGTCAGCCCGGACGATCTCGTCCCTGTGTGCGGAGTCCGCGAAAATGATGCGGTCCAGGGAGACCCTCGTGTAAAACTCGCGGCGTCCCCGTTGGGCGACATACACGCCCGCAAGAAGCAGGACGTTCGGGTTTCTCCTATTGCGAAACCTCAGCCCGTACTCTTTCCCGACGATGCCACTTGGCCTGAAACGCCTTCTTGGCGTGTTCGGCGTTCGGGTCTCGTTGATGAGCATGTCCCCATCGGAGTACCAGTCCTGCTGCTTCATCCCTGTCATCCCCTTACGCTGCGGTGTACTGGTCGGCTTGCCGGATGGCGTCACCGTTGGCGACATGCATGTCCAGGGCCCGGCCGACAGCGAGCACCGACAGGCCCGTGGCTTCCATCAGCCGGTAAATGTCAGCGGCCGGGTTGGCGTGCAGGGCGGCTTTCACGGCTTCCGCGTCGTCCCTCGTGGGCAGGCCCTCCAGCCCCGGGCCCTTCGCCCCAGCGGCTGCTGCGGACGGCTCAGCGGTCGGTCCAGCGTCACCGCGCCATTCGGTGATCACGTCCTGGTGGCTGAGGCTGAACCCCGCCATGGCCCGCGTCACGCTGGAGTCGTACGCGATCGGGGTGCGACCGATCACCTCGGCGATGTCGCGGATGTCCGGGCCCACGTAACCTTCGGGGGCGTTGTCCGGGCACTGCTTCGTCCGGAACTTCGCATCCGGGCGGTCATCAATGCCGCCGGCGTACCCGGACCCCGGCTCGTTGCGGGGCAGTTTCGTCGGGTCGCCCTTGATGTCGCCCATGTTCGAGGACACCTGGTCGGAGCGGAACGCGAGCAGGTTGAAGAACTTGACCATCTCCCGGATCTCCCGGACCCCGGTCTGGGTCATGTCGAGAACCTGGGTGCCGAACAAGGTGTGGATGCCGACCTTGCGCCACACCGTGACAGCCCTGCGGGCCAGTTCGATCGCCTCGTCGGCGAGTTCCTTGCCGACGTCCTTGGCGACCATCAGCGGCCACTCGTCCAGCACCAGCAGGATCAGCGGGAAACCTGGCTCCGGGTCGAACCAGCCTTTGCTGTCGTTCTGGCGCCCCCGGTGGTCCTCCCATTCGAGGCTGCCGAGAACATCCGAGCGGTCCGCGGCGACCGTCGCGGCTAGCTGCATGAGTTCCAGGCATCCGCCGGTGCCCCAGCCGGTCAGGTCAGCGCGGTTCTTCCACACACCCAGCGACTGCGCCTGCGCATCGCCCATCCACACCGCGCAGATCCGCTGCCCGTCAGCCTTCGCCAGCCCCGCCTCGGCGCCGACCACGTTGATAGAGCCCGTTTTTCCAGCTCCAGGTACTCCTGCCGCCATGCCCATCGCGGCGCCGCTGCGGGGCATGTGCAGCTGGTAGCGCGTGGGCCGGTCGTCGAGGAACTTGCCGAGTTCGATCGTGCCCGTGGCCGGGTCGTAGGTGGACTGCCCGTCCCACCGGTTCGGCTTCGCGGACGCCAGCAGGGACCGCTCGTGGACAACGACCAGGGCGCGGGCTTCCGACCGGTGGTCCGGGTTGTAGCCGACGGAGACGTTGTCCGTTGACGTGTCGTACAGCTTCGCGATCTGCGGGATTTTGCCCATGAGGTCGCCGATGGTGTGCCGGGTGTGATCGGGGAAGAACGCCTCCAGCGAGAAACCTCGGGTCAGCGGGGCGAAGTTGTCAGCGTTGGCACCTGGCAGATCTGGGTGGTCGCCTTCAAAGAACCGGACGCGGAACGCTTCCAGGCGCGGGTCATCCTTCGGCGGCAGCGCCACCTGGACGGGCTCGGCGGCGGGCTTGGCCTTGTTCTTGTGGTTGAACGTGGCGGCCCAGATCAGGCCACCGAGGAGAGGCCACTGGGCGATGCCCTCCCAGCCCCACGGGGTCCACATGGACGCCACCGTCGCCCAGGCGGTCCCGGCGAGGATGGCCTTACGCGCGGTCGCCTTGATCGCCGGGCGGCGCTTCCCCCGCCAGTTCCGGATCTCCGTGACACCCTCGGTGACGATCCCCGCAGCGAGCGTCGCCAGCATCGCGTCCACCGCCCCGCTGGTCATGAAGTGCGCCGAGGTTGCCATCAGGTCAGCGGCGGGGACAGTCAGGTAGGGGGTGATCACCCGGTGGTGGTTACGCCACATGACCCGGAACGGGCCCGGCCCGCGATCATCCACGACCGCCTCATCCGGCGCTGAGTCCTCCGGGTGCTCGTGCGGAGCGGTGCCCGGGGGGTGCGGGAACGTTCCGCAGCTCATCGGGCGCCGCCCCTCAGCGCCATCTGGCGTGAGCCGCCAGACCCGGTGTCAGCGGTCAGCGCGTGCTTCGAGCCGTACACCTCGGACACGCCACCCGCAGCAGCCAGAGCCTCACCGATGGGGACGGCGATCTCGTTCTCGTCCGCGACCAGGCGCTCCCCGAACGTGTGCGCGTCACGGGCCGCAATCCCCCACACCATCGCCTTCTCCGCGAGCTCACGGGCGGCGGCGGCGCGGGCACGGGCATCCTCAGCGCGGGCATGCGCGGCAGCGGCAGCGGCGCTGTACCCGGCTGCGGCAGCAGTGTGGGCGGCGGCACCGCCGAAATCCCGTTCCGAGGCGCATGCGGCGGCGGCGGCTTGCTCGGCTGCGGCACTGGCTTCGGCTGAGGCGGCTTCACTTTCCGCCGCTGCCTCCTCACCATCTGCGGCATTCGCGGCAGCCATCGCGTCGGCGTACAGTTCATCGGCGTCACTGGCCTGCTCGCGGAGGTCGTCGAGGATCGCCTCAGCCGCCATGACCCACCGGGCGTGAGTGCTCGAGGACGGCATGTGGACCGCTCGCCCGGGCGAGCACGGCAGGCCCTCACCACGGCGGACGGCCTCATGGACGTAGTCGCGCCACTGGAGGATGCCGGTCACCTGCCGGGCGGAAGCGTCCGCCGCCTTGACATCGCCGAGCATGACCGTGAACGCCCGCATCAGGCTCATGGCTGTTCTCCTTTCAGTGACGGGTTGTGAGACCTCACGGTCTGGCCGGGAATGTCCTAGGTCCCCGGCCAGACGATCAGGGCTCAGCCCGCCTGGTGGGCGTGCTTGTCGCCGTAAACCTCGGGGAGACCGCCAGCGGCGGCCTGCGCCTCGTTGACCGGGCTGTACCGCTCGGCGGTCGTGATCAGGATGCGGTTCGCCTCGGTGACCAGTTCGGTGACCATGACGTAGCACTGGCGCATCCGGGCGATCTGGGTGCGGCCCGCGTCGAGGCGCATCAGGTCACCGAGCATCTGCTCCAGCGCCGGGGCGAGCTTCGTGGCGGACACGTCCCGGATCGCGCCCATGTCGGCCTGCCAGGTGCGGTCCGTGTAGGTGGGAGCCTGTTCGGCCATGTGGTTTTCTCTCTCTCATGATCAGATTCGGGGTGACCTAGAAGTCGCTGTGGTAGCCGGGGCTGGCAACCTCGGACGGTCCGCCCGCCGCGTTGACCGCGTCGATCAGCGGGTAAATGCGCTGGTTCGTCTCCGCGAGCACCATGCGGATGAACGACACCGCGCGCTGGGTCTGGTCCGCCCAGTTGCGGATGTCCGCCATCTGCGTGCGGCCCGCGTCGGCGGCGGTCAGGTGGCCGAGCATGGCCTCCTTGCACCGGGTCGTGACTTCCAGGGCTTCGGCGATCAGCTGCGTGAGCCGGTCCCAGTCGCCGTGGGTGGTGATGTCACCTCCGCCACCGCTGCCTCCAACAGCAGCGGGTGCATGTGCGGTCCGGCGGGCGATCTGCCCTGGCCGCTGCATACTGCGGCCTGCCTGTTCCAGTTCCTTAGCGTGTTCGAGGTATGCCCCGCTGGCCTCAAGGTGGCCCCGGTCCAGTTCCCGCTTCGCCAGTTCCCGCAGGTCCGCCGGGTGAGCGCGGGCCAGCAGTTCCTTATCGGACTTCGCCATGATTTCTCCTTCAGTAGTCGCGCCGGCGAGCGCCAGCTCAGGGACCAGTTCGCCGTACGCGACCCCGTCACCCTCGGCGGCAACGGCCCCGGCCGGCAGCGCGCCCGCCGTTCCGGTGTCACCGGGGACGGCGGGAACATCCGCAGCGGCGGGAACACGGCACAAGACGCACAGCAGCAAGCCACCCTCACGCTTGAGCGCGGGCTTGGCAGCCATGACCCCGCACCCGTCGCACACACCGGTCGCCACCGCATCCCCCGTGGCGTGATCCGGGCGGCTGCCAGTACGCCACGCGCTCGCGTTACGCCGCGCCTGCCGGGCACGCTCCCCCATCGTGGGACGGGAAGCACGGCGTGCCTTCGCCGCGTCACGGGCCCGGCGGTAACCAGCGGCGCCACCAGCGACCGCGGCGTCCCGCACCCGGCGGAAAGGGCCAGCAGCAGGCAGGGACACCGACCGTTCACCCGTACGGCGCAAAGCGCGGTGAACCTTCCTCGCACCTTTCGCTGCCGCGACACCCCACCAGATCGCCGACTTCGGGCCTTTCGCTTTCCCGTCCTCAAGCCGCTGCCGCAGTTTCGCCTTACTGCCGTCCACCACCGCCTGCTTCGCGCGGCGGCCTTCTGACGCGACCTGGGCACGGCCATGACTGACCGCACCCCGGCCCGCAGCCGACACAGCGCCGCCGGACAGCATGTCGCCGAGCCATGCCAGCAGGAACGGCGACAGGACGATCACAGCGAACACGGCATCACGGTGGGTCACCGGGTCAGCCACCGCTCACCTTGGACGACCCGGAGTGAACCACAGACACCGTCGTCGTCTGCACATGCTGCGCCAGTGCCGGGAACAACTGCCCGATCGCTACAGCCACGATCAGCACCAGCACCGGGGTCCACAGCGGGTGACGACCGTGACCCTGCCACGCCAGGACTGCGGCGAGACCGCCGAGCAGTGCGATGCCGAACACAATGCCGATCCCGGCGAACGTGGCACCCCGCATGCTGCCCGCGTAGGCCGCGATCGTGCCGGACAGCAGCAGCCCCGACAGGGCCGCCATGACGAACGCCGTCTTGTGCCAGCCCAGCGAGTTCCTGTTGTGATAGACGATGATCGCCGTGGCCAGGAGGATGACGGTTCCCACGCTGATCGTGGAGACCGCGATTCCAGTTCCGCTCATTTCCTTTGCCTTCTTCCTTTCCTTGGGTTAAGCGAATAGAACGATGAGAACGATGACGACCACCAGCAGCAGGAAAGCCGTACGGGCATGGTCACCGACTGAGCCGATCGTGTTGCCGAGGACTTTCAGGAACTCGCACCAGGTGAGGTGGAATGCTTTCCACGCGAACCGGACCCACTTCATCCACGTGCCTTCAAGTTCGGCCGGGAACCACGCCGCCGCTTTCACGTGGTCGCGGTGGGAGGCGATCGAACCCGGCTGCCCGGCGTGCATCTTGTGCAGCCGTGAGCGGACCATGGAGGCGAGGCCGCGCTTGTTATTCGGCTTGGCGGTGAATCGCTTTACCCAAGCCTTGAGGAATGTGAGTACCCGCATGACGGAAGCCAGCCTGTGGCCGGTCCTGACTCCTGCCAGGACCACGGTCCCGGCGGTCCTGGCAGGAGCCGGTCCTGGTCCCGCCGCTGGTCCTGAGCCTTCCGCCAGGACCGGTCCTGGCTCCTCATCCGCGACCGGGCCGTCCGGTCCTGAGCGTGGCTCCGGGACCAGGCTCAGCCAGTGTCCGTCGTCGCTCATGACTGCCTCCCCGGGAATCGCTGGCCGCCGCGGAGATGCTGTAGCGGGCCGGCAGGGCGGGCGATCTTCTCGCCCCGCTCAAGCGGGCCGGCCTCAAGGGGCTGCAGCGGCCTAGCGCGCTTCGTTGGCTGCGGGGGTGTCTCGGTGCGCTCCGACGGATCCGGGTGCAACTTGGCGAGCGCCCGAACGTCCGGCGACCACTTCCGCGCCAGGTGCCGCCGCAGACCGTCGACCTCGTGCGGACGCGCTCTCTCAATGTGGATCAGTGCCCCGCGGACCCAGTCCATCCACGCGTCGAACGCCTCGCGCCCAGTCGCCGCATCGGCGATCTTCTTCTCCCAGAAGTCGGCGCGTGTCTCGGCCCGGGGGATCTTGCGGGGCTTCTTGATTGTCACCGCGAACCCCTCTCGTGGTAGCCTCGCGCGCGTGCGCTCTCCCCGTCTGGGTCACCGGATCCAGAGGGGGGGGTAGCTGCCACCTCCCCCGCGTGGTCGCGAACCGCGTGCTCGCGGATCTGGCGGACGACCTCATCCACGTCCGCGGGCTTGACACCGATCCACTCAGCGCGATGACCGTTGACGATGGTCAGCTCAACGCCGCCGCTTTCGCGGCTCGCGATGCGAAGCTCGGTGTAGTCGTTGATCTTGTAGATGTAGGTCATGACGCACCTCCGGGGCCGTAGCTGTATTCGGTGCGGGCGTCGGCGGCCAGAGCGGCACCGTGACCGGAAGCTACTCGCCGGTAATATCCGGCCCGGCCCTCAGTGGTGCTCACGCGGCTGCCTCCTCACGGTCCTTGATCTCGTGGCGGAGTTCACCCGCGAGATCGTTCGACACCCGGATCGCGCGGCCCAGTTGCTTGTTGTTCATCCGCACACCCTCCGACGCCCAGTGCGCGGCGATGGCCGCCAGGGCCTGGTCCTGAAGCTCATCCCGGCTGCGGAACGTCGCCGGCTGGTCCTGGTCCTGGTCCTGACGGGGGCGGTCGGTTTCCCGGTCCTGATGCGGGTCAGGACCAGAGCCCGGGACCGGTCCTGTGATCTTGGGGACCGGGAGGGGAGTACCCGTCAGTTCAGCGACCCGCGCAATAGCGTCAGCAACCGAGACACCCTTCTGCAGCATCCACACCAGATCACCCGGTGCGGTTTTCTTCCACTGCGGCCCACTCAGCGCCCGCAATTGCGCAATAGCGCGGCGGCGCCCCAATTCCAGTGCAGCCGCATTCGGGTACGAATTGATACGCTGCAAAACCATCCGGCGGAACATAAAGAACGACGGTGCCGGGGCGAGAATCCACCGGGCCACCGGGATACCGTCACGGACAGTCCCGTTCGCCATCCCCGCCGTGCGGCGCACGGCGTGACGGATCGCCTCAATGCAGGCGATGAAAAGCACAGGCAGCGCAGCGTGACCGACCGCCCCGGTGGGGGAGCCGTGCGCGGCGGACACGTTCAGCCACACCGACGCGCCCATGAATGCCAATGCCACGTAGTACAACGCCGGCATTGGCATGCCCAGCCACTCAAGCAGGATGCCGACGGCGATCAGCGCCACAATGCCGGTGTCGACTCCGGCGGGGACGATCCACGCGAGGTGATGGAAGAACGGGACCATCTCGGTCTTCACGGTGGTGAACATGCCGATGAAGGCGAGCGCGGCAAGCGCGGTGACAGCGGCACCGGCGAGTACCGCGACCGCCAACTGGGGACGGCTCATCCCCGTACGGCGGGTGTCCTGCTTGGCGGTCATCAGGTTCCCTTCGGGGGAGACGTACGGGAGGGGTTAGCTGGTCAGTTCGGCGAGCTCGGCGTCCGTGACGGCCGGGCCGACGTAGATGGCCCGTGACAGAACCAGGAACACGGGGACGGTCACTGCGGCGGCGATCAGGAAACTGCCGATCCGGTCGCTTGCCATGACGGATGGGACTGCCCAGACGAGCATCTGGATCGCCCAGGTGACCAGGGTGGTGCGCCCATGACGGTCAGCCTCGACGGTGATCATCACGGACGGGCGGTTGCCTCTGGCCCACTCGGTGACGGCGTATGCGATGTTCTTCATGTGATTCACGGGTTCCTCCTAGTACCAGTTGTCGGTTTCTTCGTGCGACCAGGCATTGCACGGAGTGCCGTACCTGCCTGCGATGTAGTTCTCGCCCCAGGTGATCTGGGACCGGGCGTCACCCGGCGCGTAGGCGGACCAGCCGTTGATGTTCTGCGGGATGCCCCGGGCGTTGCTGGTCGGGTTGGCAGCGTCGGCGTTCCAGCCGGACTCGCGGGTCCACAGTTCGTTGAGGCACGTCCACTGCGAGCCGGTCCAGCCCCGCTGAGCGGCCATCTGCTGCCCGAGGGTGACATTCGCGCCCGTGCTCGTAGCACCACTGCCACCGCTCGTGCTGGCATAGCCACCGCCGCTGGCCCCGATTGCGGCGACGACGATCGCGGCGACCGCGAGTTTCGACGTGCCGCCGCCCGAGTGGTAGGTGCGCATCACGCCACCTTCTTCGCGCGGTCACGTTCGCAGTCCAGGCACCGGATCTGGTCTTTGCCGATGTGGGTGTTGGCCGCCGTGCGCTCATGACCGTTACGGCACGAGGGGCTAGGGCCGACCTGCGGAGGCTGAGGGATCAAGCGGCCAGCCTCAAACAACTCGCCACCCCAGACGCCCCACTGACCGCCCCCCAAAGCGAACGCGAGACAGGACGGGCGTACGGGGCAGCGAGCACAGATAGCCCTGG